TATTGAGCTGGGCGATCTTCTTTGGTACGTAGCACAGGCAACCCAAGCATTGGGTGTGTCCTTCGAAGAGGTTATCGAACGTAATGTCACGAAGCTTGAGAGTAGGTATCCAGGTGGACAATTTGATGTTTACTATTCTGAAAACCGTCAGGAGGGTGACCTGTGACCGCTAAGTTTATTCTATTCACCAAGGACTCCTGTGGTCCTTGTGGTCTTGTCAAGAGATACTTTAGAGCTCTCAAAGACGAGCGTACAGAACTCATTCAAGAAGTCCAACTGGAGGACTTCAGCGATGAACCAATCCCCGAAGAGAACCTTGCTCTCGCCAAGAAGTATGGTGTGACTGCCACTCCTGTTCTAATCATCGTTGATGAAGAGACAGAAGAACTGCTAGAGACCTACTCCAGCGGTATGCCTATCACCCAGAACATTCGTAAACTCTGGACCAAATACGGTGTATAGTTTCTGGATTCACTTGGTAGCATTCTTCCAAGTTGTCGTGATGAATTGTATTCAACCTGTCAACTGGAAGTATTGCTATCGAGTGGACCAGTGGTTGATCCCAGATCTTGTAGAAGGATATGAGATCTGGACTCAACAAAAGCATCCATACGAACAAGAAAAAGAATACTTAAGGAAAGGTGGTCGAGTGGTTGAAGGCTCTAGTCTTGAAAACTAGCGAGGTGAAAGCCTCCGTGGGTTCGAATCCCACCCTTTCCGTTGTAACCTCCTCTAAATACTAGGGGAGGATTTTTTTATGGCAAAACAACCTGCTAATATATCTCAGATAGTATCTCCAGTGCCCAATCCTGCTAAGGCAGCACTGAAAACTATTTTAGAAGAGGTTGCTACATCTGGTTGGTTGAGACCAGAGAAAGATGATAGTGGATTTAAGTGGCCTACTAACAGACAGGGCACTTATAAAATCTATCTGAACAAATCTATGTTGCTTGATGTCATTGCTAAGAATCCTGGTGGTGTATCTAGCAAAGATAAGTATCAAATTGATGTTGATAACAAGAAAGTAGTCTTTGAAATTACAGGAAAGACTGGTTCTGGTGGAGCACCAGATGCTAAGACTACTGCTGCTCAAGAACGTGGATCTGCTTATATTTTACAACGTGTTCTCAAGAACAATAAAAGATATAATTCTTCTGAAGATATTAGAAAAGACACTCAAGCATACCGAGCACTACAAAGTATTTGGAAACTGTCTCAATTAGAGTTTGATGATTCCTGGTTAGATGATTATTACAAACAGCAGAAAACTATGCTGATTGAATATTCAAGTCCTAGATTCACGGAGTTTATTCGTGATGGTGGGTTTATGAAATGGGTTACAGATTTGGTTAGAACAAAGTATCAAATTTCCCAAAAAGATAATTGGAACCCTGCTGATATCTGGTTAATCAAAGATCAGAATAAAACAATTAAAATGATTGAAGATCTTATTGATGGTGGTAAGAGTCAAACACTTCAAGAATTGAATGCTATTTTAAGAACTTTATTTAGAGATGACATTGTGGTTGGTGTATCTCTTAAGAAGGTTTCTGGTAAAGAAGCGAAATATGAGAGAGTAAATCTCAGTGAGGCAGACTTTGCTTCTTATAAAGAGATGTATTTTGAGATAGAGAAAATTAAAATTGATCTATCTCTAGGTAAAAATAACAAAGGTGTCACCTCATTTGGCACACAAGACACAAGAGTTTTTGTTAAATCTCCTAAGTACACATACAATTTCCAGATCAAAGGTAATGATAGTTCTGGGTTCTCTAACTTAAAGTGGGAACCTACTCAAGAAGGAGCTGGTTCTGCTCGCTTGGGTAAAGCACCTGTTGATATGGTACAAAAATTGATGATCGACTACGGTGTCCGCTTTGATAACAAGCATGGACAGTATCCAAAGAGTCTGACGGACTTCACCAAAGACCAGGATGTCTATGCTAAGATAATCAAGACGCTAAGGCAGAAGAAGGTTGACACGGTTGTCGATGAGGACACAGCGATCAACAATTTCCAGGTGGTTCTTGCTACAGAACCACATGTTGCTACATCAAAGATGATGCAACTGTACTTCCTTGACATGCTCATGGGAATGAAACCAGTCGAACGTAACAAGTTTATGACTGACATGACGTTCCTTGCCCAGAAGAAGGGCGACCGCTTTGGACCTTTCGGAAAATTGTACTGATGTCTAAGAACACTCACCTCGAACACTTAGAAGACAGCATTCTCCTTGATGGTAGTCAGGGAGCTAAAGATGCTTTCATGTTCTTGGATGAACTTGCCCAGACATTCAGTGGCAAACAAAGAAATACATTTAAAATTACCACTAAGTGGGACGGTGCTCCTGCTATTTTTTGTGGTACGTATCCAGGCACCAAAAGATTTTTTGTAGGCACCAAGTCGGTGTTCAACAAAAATGCTAAGATTAATTTTAGAGACACTGACGTTGATGTAAATCACGGTCATGCTCCAGGACTTGTTTCTAAACTGAAAGATGCCCTCAAGTATTTCCCCACCCTTGGTATCAATGGGGTGGCACAGGGTGATCTTTTGTTCACCGACGACAAGAAGTATGAAACAATCGACGGAGAACGATGTATCACGTTCACTCCTAACACAATTACATATTGCATACCAGAATCATCCGCTCTCTACGAGAAAGCGAAGAAAGCAAAGATCGGTGTTGTCTTTCACACAACGTATAGAGGCAACACTGTTGATTCTTTGTCTGCTACTTTTGGTTACGATATAAAAAAACTTAAAAAATCTGATGATGTATTGGTGCTCAGTGCTGAGACTGGACAACTTGGTAAAGATCTATTGATCACTCAGCAAGAAGCTCAAAAATTAAAAAATATGAAGAGAGCGTCGATGACTCTTGTTAGACAAGCGTCGAAGTTTCTAGATACTATAGAAGAACAGATCGAAGCAAACGATCAGTTAACTGTAGGACCACGACTCAAGATTTATTTTAACACGTATGTCAGACAGGGACGACGAGTTAATAGTGCTTCTAACTTTGTACGTGATTTTAAAAAGTATTTTGAGAGTGAAGTACAAAAAGCAGTAGACAAAGTTAAGACGCCTAAAGCAAAGGCGGGCAAGTTGAAAAAACTGTATGATGGTATGGACTTTATTGAAGCAAACGAGAAAGAATTACTGAAAACCGTTGCCCTATATACTACATTACAGCAGGCAAAACTACTGTTTATTCGTAAACTTGAGAAAGGTGAGAAGATTAAAACTTACCTGAGAAGTGAGAATGGATATAAAGTAACCTCACCAGAAGGATACGTTGCCATCTATGAAGACTCTAGAGCAGTCAAGCTTGTGGATCGTTTACAGTTTAGTGTTGCTAACTTTAATGTATCGAAGGATTGGGTTGACGGGAAATGAGTAGAGTAGTCTTCACTTTTGGTAGGTTTAATCCTCCTACTATCGGACATGAGAAACTTATTGAAGCAGTTGCTAAGCAAGCTGGCGGAGATGACTACATGGTTTTTACCAGTCATTCTCTAGATAAGAAAAAGAATCCTTTGAATTCTAAAACAAAAGTGAAGTACATGAAACTGATGTTCCCTAAACATGCCAAGAGCATTCAGTACAATACTGATATTAAAACTCCTATTCATGTTCTACAACACTTACAAGGAACTTATGAAAATATCACCATGGTGGTTGGTAGCGATCGAGTCCCTTCCTTTACAGGTATGTTGACAAAATACAATGGTATTGAGTATACTTTCAGAAACATTGAAGTGGTATCTGCTGGTGAAAGAGATCCTGATGCTGATGGTGCCGCTGGTATGTCAGCAAGTAAGATGAGAAAAGCAGCAGCAGAAGCAGATTTTATGTCATTCCAGAAGGGCATTCCAGATACATTGAACATCGAAAAGAAGATGGAATTGTTTATGGAAGTACGAAAAGCTATGGGTATTAAATGAAAGATTTTAGAGATATTAAAAAGACGGCAGACCAGCAACGGTTTCGCCTAAAAGAGGTTTATCAACCAGGAGATCTGGTATTCAATACTAACACTGGAGAAACTGGGAGGGTACATCGTGCTGGTCCTAACTATGTTATCGCTATTACTGAGAGTGGCGATATGTTTCGTGCTTGGGTATCTGATATACGTGAAGTACAAGAG